AAGGAATTACCTCAGCATTGCCGACGTACTGAATCATTGCCGTACCGTTCGCAAAAGGCGTAGACGGAGGAAACACGGTAGTTGAGCCAGGGTATTGCGGAGATTGGTCGCCTGTAGTTCCAGCCGTTGTTACAACGTAAATGTAGACGTTGGAAAAAATCAGATCATTCAAGGCGACTGCGGTGTTTGCAGTCCACGCAACTGGTGTCCCCGTATAACCGACAGGGGCTATAGGGGTTTGCGAAACTTGAATGGTTCTTAAACAGCCGGTATCTCTGGCAACACGCTCCCGCGCTCCGTTGATGTAATCAGTCAGTTCGGAGTCGGAATAAAAGTTTCCGTTGGCATCGTGCAGAAGCCTTCTGACTTCCGTAATGTAGCCATTGAGCGTTGCCATTTAAGTCCCATATTTAAGCGGCTTTAACGACTGTTCTCCCCCGATGTGCTTTAGGCACAAGGGGGGTTACTGAGTCATCGCCAGGGGATAAAAAGCGATTCTTTTCAGGTTTCTCTTGGGTTACTTCAAACTTTGCTAACCTCACCAAAGCATCTTCGATGTCGTTAGTTGAGTTGCATAACCCAAGTGTCACCATCGCAGGAAGTTTATTTTCCTGCTCATAACCGAATACGTGACGCGCCATTTCTATGCTGATCTCAACTGATTCGTTTACAGGAAACGTATAGTTGTTAAAAGCGTATTCATGGATCAGAGCCTTCTCGCTCCGATTAGTCACATATACAGTTGTCATAGCGTAACAATGTCACCGTAAACAGTAATGTCGCAAGTACCGCTGCTCACCGCTGTGTTCACCTTTACATACAGAGAACCAGAGGAATAAGTCGCAGATAGCGCAGTAGTGGAAAGCGTTAAATCTTGCCACTTAGCCGTGCCATCTACAGAACTCAAAACAGTCGCATTGCTAACCGCATTGGACGCATTGCCATCGTTAGATGTCAAAATTGTCACGTTTGCAGTAGCAATGCTCTGATTTGCTTTAGCGACAGTGATCCTGCGAACGATGTAAGAAGTGCCACCCACAACAGGCAGTTGGGCAACCGCATTGCCAGTTGAGCCAACGCTGACGTTGACTGCACGGGCAAGAGCAAAGCTGCCAAAGCCGTTGGGGTATAGCGAACCTACATGGTTAGCATCCATGTCGCCCCCTTAGGTGTTGTAAGTGCCGCTTACGTTCTCTCCACCATCTACGGTAAAGAGCGTAATCGTCGGAGTACCTGACAACACATTTGCACGGACGTTAGTACCGTCAGCGATAAACAGGCCACCAGTATTGTTGGCAACCACAACGCTCCAAGAAGCATTGCTAATGTTGCCAGACGTATTGGTGTTCAGTTCGATAGTGACGTTTGCAGTCGGTGCAATGTAGTAAGTACCCGCCGGAAGAACGACGGTTGCAGTACCAGCGGCGTAAGCCTGGAAATAGGCCGACGCAGCATTGGTGGCTGCACCTGCTACTAGGATTTTATTTAAGCCAAGTGCCATGACGAGTTCTCCTTACAGTGTGAGAGAGTTATAACCCGTCACCTTAGTCATCGACTTCGGCTTGGTGCTGACCAATTCAGCAATCGTCAGCACTGCGCCAACGTAGCCAATCTGCCAGTTCGGAAGAGTCGATTCAAAGCCCGTGAACACAAACGAACCTTGCTCATGAATGTAGAGCGACAGGTAGTTGCTGTTCAAGAAGTACACAGTACCTTCAGGGCAGTAAGGGTCAGGATAAATCGGCACACCAGCGACCATCAGCGCACGGAAAGCCGCTTGAGGACCATTTGCGTCACCGTCAAAGCCGTTACCTGGAGTGATCATGTACTGTTCTTGACCAACAAAGTCTTGAGCCAGCAATGTCCAAGTACCGAAACCGCAAACACCAAACGACGGAACTTCAGCGCCGTTCTTCACGGTTCCGCTGATGTACTGAAGGATGTTTTGGCGAGTTGGGTTGACCGAACCAGCGGCGTACTGCTTCGAACGCCACCAGGTGTAAGTCGAACGGTCGATGTTGCCGTAAACGCCAGAATCAGCGACAGCGGCTGGCAGACCGATAAACTGCTGGTTATTCGTGGTGTTGGTGTACAGCGCCGTTGCCATAGCATCCATCATCACGTTAGTCGCGTCATTCATACGCGCTTCGATCAGAGGAATGATGGCTGCGTCTTGCTGAACTGCACCTTCCATACCGAGGAACGGTACTGGAGCGATCATCAGCTTCAGGTTAAAGTCAGCGTTATAAGCGCCCTGCTGTACGGATGGCTGGTTAAACGAACCAGAGTAATCCGACCACTGAGCGTTCACAAACTGCGAACCTTGGACAGGAACGGTTACAGAAGAAACACCACCGGAAGCCTGTTGCGAGTTAGCAATCAGAGCCGCCATCAGCGGTGTCGAGTTATAGAGTTGTACGACCAGCTTCGGAATAAACGCCCTACGGGTTACGTATGTAAGTTCCGTAAATTGCGTACTACCCGTTGCCGGAAGAATACCGCCACCAATAGGCATAGTTTATCTCCGAGTCAAAGAATCCCCTGTTTTACAAACCAATGGGCTTTGGATTTTTCCGTAGCTCATTGAGTGCTTTTGCTGCTTCATCCCGCGCACCAGCAACAGGGTTCCTCCAGTATTTCGACAGGTCGAACTTGTTGATGGCAGACGGGTTGTATCCGGTTGGAGTCGGAGCCGCAGACTGCTGCATCCAACGCCAATATTCTGCTGCTGCTTCGTGGTTAGTAATGCCTTTTTCCAGCATGACTTTCTCCACTTCTTCAATTTGATCGTCCGTGTCAATCAGACCTTTAGCCTTCAACTTGTTGCGACGGGAGTTGAGTTCATCCATCGCCTCCTTTTCCCGCAACTTGGCTTCGAGTTGTGCCACACGGTCATTGGCGCTATCTACTGCCGAGCGTGTGTAGTCTTCGATTTCTAGTTCAGGAATAGGAAGATCCGGTTTGATCTTCTTGGTGAGTCGCAACATATCCTTGCGGGTAGCTGGATTTTCAGCCAGTTGCCGAGCAAGCAAAGCCAGTTCATCACGGGCTTCAGGTGTTAGGTCTTCGAGTGACATAGATATCCCCTTACTTTAATTAAATAACGCGCTTGCCATCACCAGGCTTTTGAACTTGCATCTTGTTCTTGCCGCCGGTGGCAGAAGCGTTTTTCAGACCACCAAACTCCGAGAAACGTGGAGTGTTGATCATCTGACCATTTTGCTGGTTGTTGTCGGTTGGGCGACGAGGTGCGGATGCGCCTCTTGGCTTAAAGAGATCCATGTGTTGCTCCTTACATAGGTTGAGGGGTTGCGCCTGGCATCTGCATACCAGGTATTGCTGGCGCTGCTGCCAAAGCCTTACCTTCCGGCGTTGCGCCACCCGCCTGTGGAAGAGTCTGAAGCATCTGCAAAATTTCAGATTGCTTAAGTTCGTTGGTCGATTCGCGCTTGCCGCCGATCACGCCACTTAGCGTTTTCAAAGCAGACAACACTTTCTGACCTTCTGGTGAGTCGCCACCCAATGCCGGTAAAGACTGCTCAATCAGGTCGATTGCTAGGCCAAGGTTGACCAACGCGCCTTCGCGGTTGCCCATTTTGGGTTCTGGCGTAGACATGGGCGCTGCCATAGGCGGGGTTTGATCAGTGGCAATAGCCTCTGAATCCAATGGAGCCGGTTGTTCGGGCGCACGTTGCGCTCTCATCATCTCCATTAACTTGTCTGGTGGTACGCTCATAATTACCCCAATAGATTTTGGCGATAGCAATAAATCGTTTAATAGCTTTTGTCAAGTAGGGGCGTATATTTAAGCTCCCCGCCCCCGCAGGGAAATCCCTAAGGATTACTTGCGTGCCTTGCGGCCTTTGCGTGCTTTGCGTGCCATGATGGACTCCTTTAAGCAGCGGCCACCTAGTTCATGGGGCAGGCAGCCACACCCTTTTCCCTTTCGGGGGAACTAATTAACGACGGGTCTTGCGACCACGCTTCATTTTCTTGTACATCATCATCTCCTTACTGATTTCATCCCCTTACTGTACGACCATAAGTTCTGGTTGACGGACTGCGGTCAAAACTTTTAACGCTTTGAACCCGATATTGCAAATCAGGGCTTCTTGGCGAATCTTTCATAGGCTGAGTTGTGCCAGCACGGGGTTGGTCAGCCTTGGGAGAGATATTTTGTCCAGCCATTATTCACCTACCGCTTTCAGATCAGGTTTACCCTCTGGTTTTTGCTGCTGTTGCGGTTGTTGCGCTTGTTTTTCCTCTGCGCGTTTTAACTTTTCCTTCAACAACTGCTTCATAGGCGGTTCAAGCAAATCTATCAGAGATTCCTTGTCGATAGCGCCAGCCTTAAACATATTAAACGCTAATTGACGCAAATCTTCCGTAAAGATTGGGCTATTTGAGTGAGCATCGACCTTTACTACATAGTTTTTGGTAAATTGCTCAGGAATAAACTTAACATTCTCAGCATCAGTCAAACGTGAATCGTCATACGCTTGCAGCAGCTTCATGTAGAGCGTTGCGACTTTTTCGAGACTATCTTCAATGATAAGCGCCCGTTTTTTTGCTCTTGAGGAGCCAAGTCGGGCAAGTTGGCTGGCGTGTCCTTGGCTTCTAACCCCAGTTTCGCCTCTTCCTGAGAGTACGCTTGTAATACCTGACGCTTCCGCGAACATCTGATCCACTTCACGTATCACCTCGAACAGATCACCAGGCATTTGTGGGGCAAGTTTCTCCACCTTAGCATTTGGCATATCTGTTGCCAGCAAACCTCCAGCACGGTTTAGGGCAAAGTTCTTTTCATCCAAAATGCCTGTAAACCCAACCAAGGCTGTCGGCGGCGCTACTTGTTTGGACAACAAGTCCAAAATTTCTTCCATTCGCTTGTTACGCAAACTTTGCAAGAACACTAACCGCTGCACCTCGCTCTGCCC